AAAAATAATAACAATTTTAATACACACACAAAACAAACTACACACACTTGGGATAAAAATTTCAACAAAAATCCAAATAAAAGGATTCAGAAAGGACAAGGTCAGGAGCATAAGGATGAAGAACAATGGGAAGAAGTGACTAAAGATTTTAGAGAAATTAAATACACAACACCTTTAAATTTGAAGATGAAATGGGTAGAGACATATTTCAATTATTATAAGTATGAAAGACCAGAAAATCCAGTTATCAGAGATATTCTAAATGCAAGAACCAATGTGAATTTTATATCTTATGAAGATTATAACAAAAAGTACAATGAAAAGAAAGTATTAAATGACCCTAGGATAACTAACAAGCATCAAGTTTTACATCATATAAGATCAATAGCTGAAAATACCAATGTTATAGAAAATATAAAAATAATAGAATATGATAAGATTAATGATAAAGTGAAAACAAATAGGAGAATTTTAGATATCAATGGATCACGTATATTTCAATCAGGATTGCCTACAGATTTAGTAATATGTAATTTTGAGGGAGCTGATTATGATAGAATAGAGTCAGTAAATTCTGCATTAGATAGATATAAGAGTAAATTAAAGTATACTATGCCACAAGCTAAATTTAAAGCACTAGATATGTCTGATGCAACTTTTGAAGAAAAAATATATGAAGTGAAAAATTCATTACTAAAAGGAGAGGAGTTAGATAATTATGCAGACATAAATGTCTTTAGAGGAACAGTGCAAGAAGTAATGAAAATGAAAGATAAGAAGAAGCAATATGTTATAAAACCTAACACAATTATAAACTTAACTGATATATTGTACTATTTGACTAAAGAAGATTTATATGAAATTACAGAAAGATTAAATCCAGGAACAGTAATTATAGGGACTGTGCACTTACCTAAGGAATTAGATAATGAAAAACACATAATACAATTTGATGGAAAAGAAGAAGGTTATATTCAAATATCAAGTGAAGATAATCAAATTGATAATAAATACATTGACTACAATGAAGTAATTATGACAATGAAAGCTTATGGTAATGATCACACTTATAATCACAATTTAAAATACATGGAATATTTAAATACAAATTCAGCAAACATAATTCAAATAGAGGATCACAATAAATATGATTATGTGTTAAAAATAATACCATTAGAATCATATGATTGCACAGCCACACAATACGTAAGGTTTAAAATAGTTAAAATGTTAAACCCAAAATCAGAAGATTTTATATGTGAAAAGAATATAGCAAATAATACAAAAGAACTAATTAAGAACTTGAATGAAAAGCAAACAATACAAGAGAAGGTTAAAACTTGGAATGATTATGACTGTTCTGATAAAATAAAATTTATAGAAAATCAATTAGATAAAGTATTAAAAGATATCCAATTACTAAAAGAAGAACAAGATGAAATAATCAAAAATAATGAAGTAAAAGTAAAATGTGCAAAAGTTTATGGAAATTATTATCTATCATCAATGAATACACCCAGATATTTAAGAAATTATTTCATGAGAGTTAATGACAAGATACAATTAAATAATATACAATTTATAGAGAATCCCAATCTAATAGATAGAGAAAAAATAAATAAATTCAGATCTAGACTGGTAGCACAAAAAGATTTAAATGAACAAACACTTAGATCATTATTATCCTATATGAATAAAGAATTACCAAACTATGATGTCAATGAAGACTTAATACCTTTATTAGCAACTATATTAAGTGATACATGTAAAACAGAAATTAGATTAAAAGAATTGATATACAGTAACATCTTTAGAAATACACAAAAATTAAAAGGAAACAAATTTGAATTAAATTATCAATCAAATCATTTTGTGTTTAGACTAGGTAGGCAGATAAAGAACATATTAACATGGACAAAAGATAGTACAGTTAATCCAGAAGATAATGAACTTTCAAATTTTCATTAAAGCCCAACAATCTAGATAGGGTGGGAAATCAACAAATAGAATTCACTTACTACTCAGAGAATATTGAGAAACACGCAGAGCAGAATAATACATGTCATATTAATAATGAAGAAGCATTATTGAAAAATCACCACCCTATAGTGAAATATATATATAAAAAATATTTAACAGACTCCGATATAGAACTATTAAGGCATTATAGAAATATAGGTAGATTAGAAGAAGATAATGAAAAATTTTATGTGAAAGATAGTACAAAACAAGGCTTTCCTAGACTATTTGTAAGAATATGTGATGAGCAGTTGGATGAAGTGTCAAAAATGATAAATAAAGAAACATATAAGTATTTGAGAACTATAATGGATAAAAGAAGTAATAAGTGTCTATACACATACTTAGAAGATATTAATGATATTAAAGTTTCACAGATAATAGATGAAAAACCACCAAATATAGCATTTGAAAAAATACTAGGAGATATGGATGATTGGGACACTCCAGTTATGATGTATGGAAATAACAAGCAGACACATTTTGCAGCAGCTAAAAGACAGATGAAGACAGCTCCAGTGCCAGATGAGAAGATAGTAAAAGATTTTTTAGAACATTCAAAACATATAATCGAGGAAGAAATAGGAGAATATCTAAATCATTTCAATTATGATGCAGCACAATGGTATTCACATTTGAATTTTATGAAGCAACAAAAAATAAAAGAAATTATGTATTATTATAATCCACCACCAGATTATGAGATGCCAGACAAAGATCAATTACGTGAAATTCTTAGTTATGATTATACTGCGTTAGTAAAGAAAGAAATTCAAGATTTAGATGGAAAACCAAGAATGGTATGTGCAATACCCCAAAGAATCAAATATATAATGGGACCAGTTACGTGGCAATTAGAAGAAATATGTGCAAAATATTTAAAAGGATATTGTGGTGGTAAAAATCTAACAGAAATGGCAGAAGATATTAATAATTATATTGATCAAGGATTCACTAAAGTAGTTGAAGGAGATGGATCAGGATTTGATAACACTCAAGATATAACATTAAAAGAGATTGATAGATATATTTATAATAGAGTAATGAATAAAGTGTATCATGTACCAAAGCAAGATTTTGAAAAAGTGGCAAACATGCATTATAAAACAATGAATGTTAAAATAAGAGATACAAAAACTAAAAAGTTAAGAAATTACATAAAATATAAAGTATTAGGAACAGTATTCTCAGGAGATTGTGATACAACATTAGCAAACACAATAAGAATGGCAATGTATAACAGGTATGTTAATGATAAGGCAGGATTACGATATGGAGTGGATTATATAGTGTTTTCAAAAGGAGATGATTTTACTGTGCTCTACAAACCATACATAACAGATGAGATAATAGATAACATATACTACAGATACTTTTTGAAGAAGTTTGATGGAAAACTAGATGATAGACAGTATGGATTAGGACAAATCATAAAATTCTTAGAAAAGGGCAATCCACAATCAATAAAATTTTGTTCACTTAGAGCATGGCTTTTAAATGATGATAATCAACATGTAACTTTAACAAGAGATCCATCTAAATTATATAAACAATCTAGATACGCAATTAAAACTAAAGCTTATAATCCAAAACAATTGTATATTTATCATTTAGAGTTAGCTGTATCATATTTCATCAATTTTAACGGAATAGACATATTTACATTAATGGGAAATGAACATATTAAGATGGCAAATAAGATAAAACAACAATACAACTTAAAGTTAAATAATAAGGATAGAAAGAAAATAAAAATAGTAAACCAAATACAATATGAAAAATTATTTACACAGAAAGAGAAATTAAAGGTATTTCCATTATATTATGTTGGAGAAATAGATAAAAATATCAAAGAATTAATGGATATTAAAGGACGACAACAATGGTATGATATGTATGCTCAGAACTATTGGGAACAGGTAAAAGCACATGAATTAATTAGGAATGAAATACTAAGTAAAGAAGAACTAAAATATGTGAATGACCAAATCCAATCTGAATTCGATGTTGAGGAATTAAAATCTCTTATAGGTTGTTGGGCTTAAAAATAAAAATATGCAAAATAATAATAATAACAATATCAAAAATTCAAACATAAATAAAAATAAAATGAAAAATGATGGTGATAGTGTTAATAATGATAATCAGATTACAAGATATAAGAAGTTTAATAGAAGATATGAATCAAATATGAGAAATAGAAATTATAATAATAACATAACAAGGTATAGATTAAATAGGTTTAACAAAGTTAATAATAACAACCAAAATGTTATAAAAGTAAATAAACCCAAAAATGTAGTACAGAAGAATTTTAATAGGAATGGAAAAAATTCAGTCATCAATGGAAAGGACTTAATAATAGCAACAAACAATAATTTAGTGGTGCAACAATCAGGACTATATGCAATAATACCAATAAATCCACTCTATTGGCAAGGAACTAGGTTGAAGAACATGGCTTTGCAATATCAATACTTTACTCCAAAACAATTATCAATAGAATATGTACCAACAGTAAGCAAATTTCAAGCAGGAAACATAACAATAGGATGTATATCAAAATCAATAGTAAATCAAAGTACAATACAGCAAACACTAGTGTCATCTACATCAGGAGAAACATTTTCATGCAGTGAATATTTCATCAAAAATATAGCATTAAATTCTTTATTGCAGCAAAAGAAATTACTGTTAAGTTCATCTATAACAAAAGAGTCAGTACCGTTTTACATAGTAATATATTTATCAGGAGTATTAGATCAAGATAAATTAATAGCACCAGGTTCATTCTATTTTAATTATTCTGTAGAATTCTTTAATCCAATAACAGAAACATTGTATTATAAAACAGATAATTCTATAAAATTAATAGACGCAGATACAAAATATCAAAATATAACAGCTTTGCTAATGGAACCCAATGGAAAATATGGAATAGGAACTAAAATAGATATAGATGCAATGTATGGAGATCCTATATACAAGTATAATGGAGCAATAATAGATTTAGATACACAAAAATATGCCACAATATTATATTCCACATCCCCAGAATCACTACAAACAAGTTTTCAATTTGATTTGTCAGAATTCAATTATACAGCAATATCAGTACCTATAACTTTACTACAAAACCAACACTTAATGATAATAAATACACAAGCAAAAGATTTCACTGATTATTTAAGATTAACATCTGGAAGTATAACAGTTACATCTAATAGGTATTACAAGGTAATAAGTGACTCACCAGGTTTAATAGAATCATTACAGCATATACCATTTGTATTAAATCAACTAGGAACAAGTGACACATCAGTATTTTTACGAGGAACTTTTCATGAGACAGAATTTATCAATGAACAGAATTAAATTGTAGCTTTCTGAGTCAAAAAGTATTGTAGTTAATCATAATACCCCTGGGTGCGGCCTATGGTGAGGGTTAATTACAGTATGATTTGACAAACTAACTTTAAATAAAATAACACTAACATCATCAGTTTTCTAAATGGATTTTTGTTGAAATTCCTAGATCTCAAGGAAATGGGGTTGACCCAGCCTATCAC